GTGCCCGACGCCGCCACGGGCATCTGGAACAGACCAACCGTGTTGGCCTTGCGGTCACCCAGACGGCGGGTGTGCCGCCCGTCGTGATCCGCGCCTTCAATGCCAGCCATCGCACGGACATAGAGCTGCCCGCCCGCCGCCAGCGAACCCACCGCACCGCCACCATAGGCGCGAGTCACGACGATGCTGTTGGCACCGACGATGCTCGACACCTGCATGATTTCGGTCTGAGTTTCGTTCTCCAGGATCGTGCCCACCGTCAGCGCCTCGCCCAGCCCATTGATCTGGACAGCGGTCGCAGCGGTTGCCGAGTTAATCGCGGTCGAAGCCACGATGTAGTTCGGCAGCATGTAGTCCTGAATCCACTCATGCTTGGTCGAGGTCGCGAACACATCGCTATCGCCCAGCCAGTTCAGGAACGGCGTCTCCTTCGGGGAAAGAGTCGCAATCAGGCGCGACACATCCTCCTGCACGAGGGACGCGGTAAACAGATCATTGGTCGAAAGACCACTAAATGCCATAACGAAGACTCCTTAAAGACTCAGCGCATCCCGGCCCGCTGTCGCATGGAGCGAATCGCAGAGCCGACACTACGCACGGTCGGATTTTCAGCCACTGCCGCAAACGCCTCATCGTGCGCGTCTGCGACCTGACCCATTGCGCGGTTCATCGCGACACCCCCCTGTGCGCGACCGGATGTAGACCGACCGCCCTTCAGGTGATGCGGATGCGCCGCAAGATATTCCTTGACCAACCCCTCGATTGTGACCGGTTTCCCGTCGCTCAGACGCGGTTCTCCATTGGCGTCCTTCACGACCGGATTCAAGTCTGCATCGAGGTCAACATCCGCTCCGAGGAGCTTCGACAGCTCTGACAGGCTTTCATCCCGCGCACCGGCAGCGACGGCGGCAGCGCGAATTTCAGCCCCGAGCATGTGCTTGAGCCGCGTTTCCCGCCGCTCAATTTCCTGTTTGAAGGACTGAGCGCGAGTATCCGCGTCTGCTAGTGCCTTCTGGAAGCGTTCTTCGCGGAGGCGAGCCGCTTCCTCAAAGTTCTTGTCCCGGGTGGCAATCTCTTCCTTGAGCAGCGCGTTATCGGCCTCGGCTTGCCGCAGACGCTCCTGCTCGGCAGGATTCACCAGCCGCTCGGACAGTTTCTGTTCGGCCTTTGTTGCACCGCGCTTATACGCCTCGTTGATGGCCTTGTCCAGGAAGGACTGCAACGGCGCGGGCAAGGTTCCGATATTGCCCTGTTCATCGACTTCTACGGTAATGGGTTCCGGCATATGCCTCTTTGTCCTCTCTCCGGCTAAATCGCTGAGAGCCGTTGACTCAGGCGACGTTCCAGCAACGTCACAATCTGCTCCGCGTCTCGGTCGTTGAGCAGAAAAAACTCGCGCTTGACCCGTGACTTGCCCGCACCGGTCACATTATGAAACACCGCCTTCTCTTCCGGTGCGACTTTCCGTGACCGCTGTACCATCGTCATTTTACGGCCTGACCCAGGACGGCGCGGCATTAGAACGTCACCGTGACCTTATTGCGTTCCGCGTCTACCTTAATCGCCCGCAGCATCTCGCCGCTCAATTCGAGCTTGACCGTATCGCGAGTCAAACCTTCTTTGGCGCGAGCCTGAGCATACGAGTCGCTGTAGGGTGCAAACCGCTGATAGTTTGCATCCACGCCCTGCCGGGTGCGCTGCAAGATGTTCTCACGAATCAACAGGCCCACTTGCTGAAAATCCTCTTTCGTCAGCTGTGCCGCGTTGACCAAATTCCTGATGTTGTGGCGAATGATGACGCCCATCAGTTGCTGACCCCAGCCCGTGCACGTCGCTGTCGGTCAGCCCGTCGTGCTTGGGCGCGTTGCGATCGCGCCAGCCCAATTTCTTCCTCGAACCCCGGCGCACGAATTCCCGTCCCCGCCAACGCGGTCAGCTCATCCGACGCCACCGCCAGAAACGAATGCCGACAATTATAGCCACCGCCGGTCAGGAAGGGATTCGGTAGCTGATTGTTGTCCATCGACTCAATCTCGGCCCGTGTATAGACTTTTCCCACTCGCTCCAGACACCACTCTCGGGTGCGTCCATCGACCGGGCCAGTATACAAATACGCCTGTTCAGGGCCGAGGTTCTCGGTAGCAATCGCCTCCACCTGCCGCCCGTAGATACTCGTCTGCGTGTCAAACAGCGTCTGCACTTTGGCAAACTCGGTGTCCGTCACATCTGCCAGCACAGTCAAGATGCGGTCAGGATCGGTGACTGTAAACGCCCAGACTGACACCGCTTGCACCAGGGCAGTCGTGATGTCCTCTGCCGTGCCGAGCAGGTTGGCTTCTCCCAGTGCCGCCAATGCCGCAAGCCGTTGCTGGCTGGGCTTGACCATCTTTGCCACGCCCCGCGCCGTCCGGGTTTTCATCACTTCCGCTGCCATCGCCTCGACTGCGGCTTCTGACGCGGTGCGGGCCAGGTCATCAAACCCGGCTTCGGTCAATGCCTTGCGGATGTCAGACCGCAGGATGACGCCTCGTGCCGCCCGCACGGTCGCGGTGCGGTCACCTGCGATAGCATCTCGTAGGACAGGACGGAGCGCACGGTCAGCCGCTCGCAGCACATTTGCCAGCAATCTGGCAAAGTTAGCCCCAAGTTGTTCCGACTGGACGGCGATGGCGTTTCCTGCGGCTTCAGGCGTTGTTGCCATTCGTCTGTTCGGTCTCTTCCAAGTCTATCGATTCTTCTTCGCTCGCGGCTTCGTCCTCGATGTCGCTCATTTCCATCGAGGTCTGCATACGTGCAGTCAATGCGTCCATCGCCTTTTGACGGCGCGTCCCTGCCGATTCGGTGGGCGACTCAGTAATGTCGGCATCCACCTGTGCCAGGGTATCGGCGTTCAGATCAGGCAGCACGGCCCGCGCCGCCCGCTTGCGAATCTCTGCCGCAGCCGTTGGGCCGAGGTCAAGCGTCAGGGCTTCGCTGAACTGCTTGGTCAACTGTTCCAGCGGCGTGATTTCAAACTGCTGGGGCCAGCGAATTGTCAGCGCGTCTGATTCCTGCCACTTTTCAGCAGCCTCGCCATACCAGGCGAGATACACGCAGTCCGTCACAAACTGATCCACGCGCTGAAGTTCATCCGCGTAATTGGCAAGCTGCTGGTTCAGGTCTTCCCGCTTGATGCGGCGACTATCTGCCGTCTCTGCCCCGCGACTATCACTCTCCCAGGGTAGCACCGACAGCCGGTAAATCAGGCGCGTCAGCCGGTCAATATGCTCGTGATACGACGTCACGTTCGCATTGTCGGGCGACAGCATCTGGGCTGAATTGGTCGTAAACAGAATATTGCCCGTGCCGCTCTGCTGCCCAATCAGTTCCTGCTCGCGCTGCACCCCGCCGGGTGTATCGCCCACCGGCACATTCAAAATGCTGAACGTCTGCTTGCGGAGCAGCTCGCGGGTTTCGCTAATCAGGTTGTAGAGGTCGATGAACAACTGCGGGTCGCCCAGCACCGACCGCCCAATGAACGGCGTCAGGGCGCGACGCTTGGCATACAGCACAAAGGCTGGCACTCGCCCAAAATCATGCGTCCCTTCGCTAATGACCTTGCCCGCACGGTTCAGCAGCCGCCAACCGTCCTCGGTCACTTCACGCACCCGAATGTCAATGGACTGCGTGTTGCTGAGTTTGGCAAACTTCTCACGCGGCACGGCTTCGAGGAATTTGACCGCTTTTAGCCCGCCCTGTTCATTGACGAGCCAATCCACGACATCGATAGGCGTATACCACTTGACAATGGCCCGCTTCGGGTCATCGGGCAGCACATCGACGTAACCCCACATATGCCCAAACGCTGCACACGGTCCCCACGCCTCGACCAGAAGATCATCCCAGTTGGTGCCGTTGCCATCCGCATCGCGCCAGAACTGCTCGATTGGCGACATGACTGCGTTGCGGCGTTCCTGAGCAAATACCCGGTCAGGCTTGATGCGGAAGAGCGCGGCACTCAACTGATCAATCAGCGTGGCGGCGATGTTCTCATACCGCGCCAGCTTGCGCCGCTCGACCAGCTTAGGCGACGGGTTGCGCGGGTTGGCATTCGGCTCGAACCGCAGCAGTTCCTGATTCGGCCCATACACCGGCGTGGAGTGGTCAAGCCATTCTCGCGGGTGAGCAATCAGGTACGGCTTGGCGTCGTCGAGGAAACCGCCCGCGCCTTCGTAGACATCCAGCAGCTTCGTCCAGACCTGCCGCCAGCGCAGATAGAGCGGGTGCGTGACACCCAGCACGGACGACGGCTGCGACAATGGCGTGGATGCAGGAATAGGCACGGTCGTATTGTGTTCACACCTGTTGCTGGTTTGCTACCATTTGCCCCCACATCTGGCGGCTACAGCGGCTCAAACTCGACTCGAATCCGCATATGCAGTGCTTCTGCTAGCGTAATCAGCGACGACAGGTGGACGTTGTTGCATGCCAGGATTCGGTAAATCGTGTTTTCGCCAATCCCCGATTGATGCGCCAGCCGTTGCCCGGTCAAAGAATTAGCATACATTGCCGCCTCTAACTGATTGGCAATGGCTTCGTAGACCGCCTCGCGCCGACGCCGCTCCTCGTCCATCGCGAGGTTCATGCGCCGTAGTTCCCCCACTTGACATGGTAGGCCCACCACGCCGCCGACATCTTGCCTCGCTTAATGTCGGCCTCATGCCGCCGATAGAACGCAATGCGCCGTGCTTTGTATTCCTCCGATTCCTTATCCTTCGGCGGGTTGCCACGGACGCCCTGTTCGCCAAACCGGATGGTCTTAATCTCGTCACCCTCTTTGGCGACCACCACGTGCGATTTGGTCGGGTGCCCCGGTGTGCGCTTGGGCACGTTGTAGTCGCTGACGCCGATAGCCTTGAGCCGTGGGTCAATGGGTCGTCGTGCCATGCTGCTGTGCCTTTCGTGTCAGAAAGTCCACCACCGTCGCCTGTGCCACCGCTGCGTCGCGTTGCGCCTGTTGGCGCACGGCAAGTGTTGCCATCGCCCAGGACACCAGATAGCCCATCGCATTTGCCCCACACCAGCAGCCCACCAGATAACTGGCCCAGACGGGCAGACCTGCCGCCCAGACCAGCACCGCGCCCGCTGCCAGATACGCCAGTCCCTTGCCGAGTCTCAGAGCCATGCCGAGAATCCTACACCGACGCCGCCTCGGGCAACAGGCGGGAAATCCTGATGCACCCAATAGCCAAGGGCGTCTGAAATATGGGTCAGCAGCGGGTTGCTGCGCTTGTCGAGATCGCCATTCTCGGCAAAGACGACCTGCTCTAGGTCGCTGATCACATGCTCGCAGGACGGGTCTACCGACAACCACTGCCGCCCGTCGTGCGTCTCGCAGCGCGTATTGACTGCCGCCACGCGGTCGCGCACATGAGGAGCCGCCTTTGGGATGCGCCAGGACGCATGGGGGAAAACCTGCGCCAACACCGCATGGTCAGATGGCCCGGTCGTCTTGCCCGCCCGCCCTGCCGGGTCGCCGTAGCCGTGAATCGG